GTCTTTGTTGAACCCATTCTTAAAAGCCATTTGTAAATGTTCACGGTCATTGCAACGTGAGCATTCATCTCTGCGAACACCATTCAACATATCTAACCGTAATTGTTTAGTGGTATCATTGTTCCAAATATCCTTAAGGGTATCTTCTTTAAGTGACCCCAATTCATCTTTGTGGTTGTCTCAAAGAAGTACCCATATGAGATTGGAATCTTTGACTGCTCGGATTCATTCTTTGACTCTGGCAATTCAAAGATTTATGCTGCGACACTGCGATACAAGAAACATTTTATTGATCAACAATATAAGTATGGAACTGCATATCGCTCGGAATTGTAATCAGCTTGAGATGTCTATCCTGTCTGCATCTTGTCGCTCGACAAATGTTGATATTGAAGACCTACTCTCTGGCAAGAAATCAAAGGACTATGTACACGCACGACAGATTACCGTTGCAATTTTTCACAACTACGGTATCCCCCTTACCAGAGTTTCAAAAGTTTTGGGACTCAACTATAAGACCGTGCATCGTGTGCTATCTCGTCACCGAGAGTTAGCAGAACTTCAGTATTGGTACAATGATATGTACTTTGATGCTTTGCAATCTATCAATGACGAATCAGTAGAAAAAGGTGACTTAATCTCACGGCTTGGAAAAGCAGAGGCACGAATCGTGAGACTTGAACAACGTATTGACCATCTGCAACAATTAATTCTAAACAAATAAAAAATGGAAGCAAGTAACTTCGTAGGCAAGATCGATGTAATCACCACCCAGTATGGTGAAATCATTAAGTTCAAACTCGGCCCAAATGACTTCAAGGCTTTGGAAGAAGCAAAGAATGACAGCGGATGGGTAGTGGTAGACATCAAGGAAGGCAAGAAAGGCAAGTACGCACAAATCAACACCTACAAGGCCAAGGGCGATGCTCCACAGGGCGGTAATCGTGTTGCTCCTGCTGCTCCACAGGTACAGGACGATTTTCCTTTCTGATATTAATTTGATTATTAAAGGGAGGGGCAGAAATGTCCCTCCTTTTTTATCTACATTTGTGAGATGGAGAACGAAGAACATTTAGACATCTACTACTACGAGTGTGAGTTCACTTGGAAGAAGATGCGTGGTAAGTCTTACCAGAACATTTACAAGCAGCACTGGGCAATGTCTAATGCTGACAATATCGATGACCTCAACAATGACATCATCGCAATGGGAATGACAATGACACGACTTGGACTTGACAAAAAGTCTATCCAAGGATTTCGTGTGAAAGAGATACACAAGCAAGTTCTGCTTGGGCAAAAGAACAAATAACCAAAAAACAACAATGGAAGAATTTATCTACACCGCAGACAAGCTCAAGGAGCAGTTGATGCATATGCGCTCACACGGTATGAAACGTGGTGAGTACCCCGGCTTTGCCGGATTGTTTGACAAGTATTCTCTCAAGCGTGGTAGCACTACCTATGTGTACGCAGGGGCGCACCAAGGTAAGTCCCAGTTCGTCTTTGAGATTATGATGAACCTCTCACAATTCAGTGGGTGGAAGTGGGCTGTTTACTCACCAGAGACCGGCTCTCCTGCTGACTTGTTTGCAGAACTATGCTGGGTGTACTTGCGTAAGCCATTTATCCTCAACGACAGGATTACGGCCTCTGACGCAGAAGCAGAACGTGCTATTGAGTTTGTGTCTAGCCACTTTTATATCATTGACTACGGCCTTCGTGATATGACTATCGAGGGCTTCTACAGTGCTGTTGAATCTATTGAGAAGAAAGGCATTAAGATTGATGGCTGTGTGCTTGACCCATTCACCGAGATTAAGACCGATGTATCTTCTGGTGTTCGTGATGACATTGCCATTGGGCAGATTCTTACCCGCATTCGTAAGCACTCATCAGAGCGTGATTACCACACCATCGTAACTGTACATACCAAGCACCAGCAGACCAAGTACAAGAACGGAGTTGGCTATGTTGACATTCCATCTATGAACGACATCGCAGGCGGTATGCAGTGGTCTCGCAAGGGGATGATGATTGTAAATGTATGGCGTTGCCCTTACGGACTGGAGGACGAGAATGGTATCCCATACGAGCCTAACCAGGTTAAGATTAGCATTGTCAAGGCCAAGCCAAAGATTGTGGGAAACCTTGGATATGTGTATATGTACTACGATCGGATTACCAATCGTTACTACGAGATGAGAGAAGGACAAAAGTATTATTCAGCAGAACAAGACAATGAACGACCAGAGCCAAAGCAACAAACCCTTGATGTATAGTGTCGATGAGTGGAAAGATAGATGGATTGCATTTGTTGCACTATTTGTCTGGTCTACTTACGACAATGTTGGTGAGTGTGTGGTTGTAGACAATACACACATTAGCATCAATGGAACAACCTACAAGGTAGACATCAATGACTACACCGGTGCGGAAGAGAAGTACATCTTTGTTAACTTACACAATGGTAGGCTTGTACTTTGTAACGGAGAAAAGCAGTCAGTGAAACGTATAGAATTTATTTAACAACTATTTAGTATATTTGTGTATGGAAACCTCGAAACTAATTGAGCAAAAGTGTGATGCAATCAAGAACTTACTCATCGGCAAGAATGCAGCGTATGGAGATAGTGCTTTGTATCCTGCTAATGTGTTTGCTCGTGGTTCCGCTATTGATAACATTTCTTGTCGGCTCGATGACAAACTTATGCGTATCAAAAATTCGGGCATTAATGATAGCACTGAAGACACAATATCCGACATCATCGGGTATCTGATATTACTTCAGATTGCTATCGATAAAAACAAATAATGGCTACACCAGCAGGAAAGTTTGTCAAGAGTTCTTACGATGAGAATAACGCTTGGGGCATTGCAAAGGTTGAGCAGTTAGCACGAGAGGCTGGCTACGAGATTATCCCCAAGAGGGGTGAGACATATGGCATAGACATTGCAGCTATCAAGAAAGGCGAAATAATCCTCCTTGAAGCCGAGGTTAAAATAAACTACCCTTGGACTTCTCGTGAGGATTTTCCTTTTCCAACTGTGTCGTTTCTTTCTAGGAAGAAAAAGTGGGAAGACACAGAGTTCTTTTATGTAATTGTTTGCCGTGAGACCGGTGCTATGGTTATGTGCAAGAGTTCCGATATTTTCAAGGAAGAGTACAGAACGATTAAGAACATCAAAACAAAGTATCGTTCCGGTGTTGACATAACCTATAACGTTCCAAAAGACAAATGCAAATTCATCCCAGCAAAACGATAGAGATTACTCTTGAGTTGCCCAAGCCACCAAGCCTCAACGAATACTATGCTGGTAGGCATTTTGCAATCAGAAAAAAACAAGGTGATAAATATAAACAAATAGTAAAGCTAGAACTTGACAAATATGACAAATACTTTGCTAAAAGCATTGAGATACATATCTCTTATTGCAGTAGGTACGATTGTGACAATAGTATTCTTGCTTCAAAATTTACGGCTGATGCTCTTGTATCTCTGGGCTACGTTGCAGATGACAGCCCTAAATACTTCAAGTCGCTTTCGATCAAGTTTGATGGCGACCTACCAAAGAATACTTACAAAGTTAAAATCATTCTAATCGATGCAGAACCCAGAAGCCCAGATTCCAAAGTCGAGATACTATCAAGACGAAGAAGCAAAGAAGCGGATAGACTTTCTTCTGAAGGAGTCACAAAGCCTATACGCAAATATCGGAAATGAGACGAGTGAATACGAGATTAAGAGAATAGATGCATTAAACAATGCAATCTTTGAGTTGATAACAATGATTGATCCAGCCTTTGGAAAGAAAGTAAATCCTTATGGAAGAAGTTTTGAATTTGACTCCTGATGAGCAAATAGATATATATCGTGCAATTAAAAAGATGTTAATAGCAAAGCAAAAGATTACTCTTCTTTCTCTAGCAATGGCAACAGGAATAGATATGCAGTATCTTTTTGATAATCTTGAAGACATCATAACACTACTAGAAAGTGCGTCAGCAGAACTCAAAATACGATAAGAGTGACATCGAGGAGGAGGCAAAGATTTCCAAGGCTTCTGGCGTACTTACCGAGGCACTTGGTAGGTATATACTCGATAGATGCAATGATGCCGTAAATACGTTCTTTGTGGTCAAAGACGAGGAATTAAAGCAGGCGATGATAGACGAAGCTATTATGCGTATCTGTGAGAAGTTTCTGGTTTACTACGAAGAGGAACGCAGTGCTGCAAATCTTGTTATTGCGATGGCAAAGACAACGATGATAAATAAATTAAAATCTTTATCTTGGTCAGATACCTACGGACAGAAGATAAAAACAAGGGCTTATGTCTTTGATGATGGTGAGTGGGTAAATAAATTAATCCGTTCTGAAAAGGACGATAACATCAGTAAAGATTTATGATTGATCAAGTATTAGATGCAGCATTCTGGAGTGTTGTAATTGCAGCAACAGTTGTAGGTGTGTACGTTTTTGATTACACCCAGCAGCTAATTGAAACTTGGCTTAACTTCAAGCCATTCAACTGTGTTTATTGTATGACATTCTGGGTATCTGCTATTGCATTTCCTTTTATTGGAATCAACATTTTTGTAGCATTCTTCTCGGCCTTTGTCGCTAACGAAATGTTTAAGCAGTTTCTGAAATGATTAACGAGCATCAAGGATTTCACTTTATTGTAGATTGCGATCCCGGTGATTGCAATAAGGAGACTTGTATATGTATTAAAACAAATCAATATGCCACTACCGAAACCCAAGAAAGAGGAGAAGCAAAATGACTTCATCTCTCGTTGTGTATCCACGCCAGTTATGGTTAAGGACTTCCCCAATGAACAGCAGCGTTTGGCTGTGTGCTATCTTCAGTGGAAGAATAAGGATATGTAAAAGAAAAGGGGGCTAATGCCCCCTCTTCCACACAACAACAATGAAAACAATGTCAGTTAACCACTCTGACATAACAAATATACACAATTACATCCTATCAAACAATAGTGCTAGGAGATATAAAATAAAAACAACAAAAAATAATTGTAAGAAGATAGAAAACTTGTCTTTCCTTACAACTTGACTTACGGTTGTTTTAATATAGTATGGAACCTTGATGGTATCCGACTTGCAAATTGCACTTAATCTAATCGTGTCGTGATTTCTTACCAGCTTTACGACTACTTTGTCTTTGGTCACTACTACGCTGTCCACTTTGTTCAGAACCAAAGTATCCCGGAGTAGTCTCTCCTTTGTTATGATGGTTGTATCCCGCTTTTCGATATAGACATTGGCCCCCTTTGCAATCGCACGTTTGAGGTGATAGTTCGCAGAACATCCTGTAAGCAAAATTGCTAATATCAGGAAGAACAGGTTTCGCATAGTTCTGGGTTTTCGATATTACAAGTTGGCTGGGTTGCTTGCTCTAGGTCTTTTACGAAATCTTCAAAGGACTTTTCCATAAATCTTTTCTGATAGTTTAGGTGAATAAAGAGGATACTCGGTTTTCTTTTTGTTCTTCATTGCTATTCGCACTTCCTTCCGGTTGCCAGTCTCCTTGTAGGAAACGTGAATCCACTTGGGTTCCTCATTGTCTACAAACTCCAGAATCATCTGGTCAAAGTCAAGGTTATTGTAGATATAAGATGCAACTTCAAAGTTAGTAACATCGATACCTTTAATGTCTGCTGCCTCACCACGAACGTGCTGCGACTTTGGATTGGTAGAACCTACTGCCTCGTTCACTTCTGGGCTTCTAAAGCCACTTGTAACCTTGATTGGGCCGATGGCATCTCTTAATGGTTGAAGTAGTCTTAAAACCAATAATCTGATGCGTCTGGACTGATCTACGCTTGGAATGTTACGAATACCAGTGCTGGTATGCGTCATCTCTTCCATCGTAAAGTTTTTTGATATGTTCATACTGATAAATTTCGTTAGTCAACTCGAATAATTTCCGAGTTAATGTGTCTTATATCGCACTTTTTGACGTACAATTATCCCTTATAGGGAACTTTATGCTCGTCCCTGACCTCGGTACTTCTTTTCAGTCGAACTCTTGTTCTGACTCTTCTTGTGCCGACCTAGCTTTATTTTTTTCTTTGGTCGATACTGACTTTCTTGCTGCTTTGCCATTTTCGTCTTTTAAAAACAATAGATAGAATCCACCAAGGGTGAATGTAGAAACCTCTGTCAGTGATGCCTTGTCTAGGAAGACCAAGAGAAAACAAACTGCAAGGATACCAAGTCCTAGTACAGTTGTTTTCCAGCTTACAAATAGGCGATCAATGATTGGCTTAAAATCCATCCTTTTTAATGTCTCTATACCACTTCCAAGCAGTATAAGATATAGACAGCAGCATAGCTGTAATCCCCAAGATTTGACTGAAGTTAGCTAGTAAAAAGGAGCCACCTGTCAGAAGCCAAGGCTTCGCAACTTCTACGGCTGTAGTATCTTTCATTTTGAAATAAAGTATATAAGAATATACAATATAAAAGAAGACCCTACTAAATGTAGGGCCTTCAAAACAAGAGATTTTTACGCTTACTCTTGAGTTTCTACTGGAGTAAATTCTCCAGTCTCAAGGTCGATGTTTCCGGGGCCGTATTCCTCTGAAATCTTGGACATTACCTCTTGGGCTTCTTCGTCAAGTTTCTTCAGTTCGGCAAACATCTCACGTTTACTCTGTTTGATTCGATGCTCGGAGATGGTGATGTTACCAATTTCGAGTTGAATCTGCTGCGACTTGTTTCGCAATTCAACGATTGCTGAAAGTTGCTCTTCTTTTAGTTTAGACATAATTGCAATATGTTATTTATACAAATATACGAATTATTCCGCAGGAATAAAAGGTTCGCTAACACCAATTGTTAAAGTTACGCTTGGTGGGTTAATTTGATTTGCGATCTGGGTAGCCAAAGATGCTTCCATCTCGTCAATACGCTCCTGTCCCATCTCTTCCTTTACCCATTCAGTAACCTGATTCAAGAAGGTAGCACAAGCCTCTTCGTCAGTTGGTAATGGGAATGGCAAAAAGCCCTCTGGCTCAATCGTGTCAGTAGAGATTGTCTGTGTTCCAATAGACACAGCGTAGTAACGCTTTTCAGCAACAATCTGCTCTGCGGTTAAACGCCAATGAACGTTGTATACAACATCATTGAACTCTTCGTAGGATGGGTACACATCAGTTGTGCGGCAATCCCAAATGTAGGTAATTTGATTTGACATTTTGATTTTGATTATTTGATTTTAATTATTCTGTTCCCTTGATAAGACTTAAAGCGCAGTAGTAAATTTCTGGTGCATCAAGAACCGATGTTTGGCATTGAACGTATATGTCATCACCTTGTGCAAAGTCGTTGATCTTTATAGGAATATGGAACGTTGCAACTGTTGTTGGCTCGTCTACAGACATATAAGAAGACCATCTGTGTTCAGTGTCAGTTATCGGTGTTGATGTTGAACCATTATACAATCTAAAGTAAAAGGCATTGAATCTGTCGGCTCCTGTAATGTTAGAAATACCAAATGTAAGAATTGCAATTACAGTTTCGGTTCCCTTTGGTGAGTTTGGAGCTGCAACAATAATATCTGTTCCATTAATGTTTACTGTATCGGTATAAGATCCCGGTATTGCATACGGTATGGATAAATCATTAAGATATTGAGAACCAGTTCCAACGTTATCACGAACTGATATAGTTGCAGTAGAACCAGACGCTGTTGCATTTACGTTTGAACCAACAAAATTCAATGTTGAGATTGAAGAACTAACAGTGGTTCCCTCTTCTTTTACAGTGATAGTGGTTCCGCCACCTCCTCCGCCACCGGGAAGCCATTCCATCCCTGTTGATGTGGATGTGAGAACATCACCCGGATTTCCTTGTGAATTTAATGAATCGAAAATCCAACCGGTGATTCGTGCGTTCCCAACAACGTGCAATTTTTGCGTTGGTGATGTTGTGGAAATTCCAATATCACCCGCATAAATTCTTCCCTCAACGTGTAGCTTTACGGAAGGTGAAGTCGTTCCAATGCCAACGTTGCCAGTTGATTTAGCAAATGTTACAACTTCAGAAGACGTCCCGTAAGAGTAAAATGATAGGTTTCCAGTACCACCAATATTAACTAATTGCCAGTCATTTGCATTATTCCTACTGAATATAATGCCACCATCTTGACTATTGTTTTTGTTCAAAATCAAGTAGTAATTGGCGGCAGCATTATTGGCGTTCAACTGAATACCACCGCCTTCAACACTTAATTTTTGGGCTGGAGTCGTCGTCCCAATGCCAACGTTGCCTGCGCTGGTGATTCGCATCCGTTCGGTATCACTAGTGTTAAGTACCAATGGATGCGCAGACTGAGAGCCTATTACTACGTTATCTCTAAAGGATGGATTTCCTGTTGCACTACCACCAGCGCCAAAATACCCAACAGCACTAGTCATAGCGCCAGACACAAGAAGGGTTACATAAGCTCCAGTGCTAGTGGATGGCTGATATATTCTTGTGTTGTATGCGTTGTCTCTAGAAAATACGTCTAAAACAAAAACTGAACTAGCCGTGCTATTTATCCCAACGTTACCAGCGGAGGTAATGCGGAGGCGTTCCGATCCATCCGTTCCAAATAACATAGGGTAAGCCCCATATCCGAAAATGAAATGCTGTCCAGATGAATTTGAACCAACATCCATCAATTGCCCGGAATTGGTGGTATTTGTATAACGTGTGAAAGTATTTCCGGTTCCGGAAATGTGCAACATTGTTGCGGGCGATGTTGTACCAATGCCAACGTTGCCAGAGTTGTCAATAGTTACCCGTGCGCTAGTGCCCCCCGTACCAGTTTCTAAACTTATTGTCTTGCCTTGAACTGATAGTGGTTTAAATTCTGCACCCCAGTCAACAGCATATAGATAGCTAGTACCTCCAGAAACTGCAAGTGTGGTTGAGTGTCCTTGTGCTGGCAAGCCAACAACGGCTCCAGTAGCTGAAATTGCACCAGCAACTTCTAGCTTTTCATAAGGACTAGTTGTCCCAATACCAACATTACCTCCAGAAACAATAGATACTTGATCAGAATTTCCTTCACGAAATCTAATCGCCCTTGTGCTTGGTCGATTAATGTATAAATCAGGATCTGTTGGTGATGAAAGAAAGTTGTAATTTGCTGTACTTAATGTATCATTAAGTGAAATACCGGTATAGTTTCCGCTACCAAACCCAGCGTCACCAATGTGAGCGCTGCCGGCACCGGAACCAACCACGGACAATTTGTGTGCGGGGGATGTTGTGCCAATGCCTACGTTGCCGCCATTGAAGTAAGACGAAGCATTAGCTCTAATCTGAAATCCTACATTAGCACCACCTCCGGATGGCGTATATCCCCAAATTGTAGCTCCATTGGTATCATCTCTATAGAAAACTAAAACCCTGTTAGTCTCATTAGCTGTGTTTATCTTGCTAATAATTACACCGTTTCCATTTGTAACACCTATAGCAACATCACCGCCCCAATCGTTAGTCAGAGTTCCTACTGTAAGTAAATTTCCGGAGGTTCCAGCTATTTGTAATTTACCTATTGGACTAGTAGTTCCAATGCCTACGTTAGTTCCATTGTGATAAATTACACTACTACCACCGTTGTTTGCTATGTTTAGCGTTGATGTTCTAAAAATTAACGGTTGATATGAAGTTGACGTGTAATCGTATGAAAAAAATTCGGCAACACTTGCGTCTTGATATGCGCCAATTCCTTTTGATCCGTTTTGTGCGATGAAACCGCCCGTTGCTATTGAAATTCGATGCCAACTTGCTGCATTTGTAGCTCCAGCCAATATGTCACCCGATGTGTAAATGTCACCGGAAACTTCTAATTTATATCCCGGACTTGTCGTTCCGATACCAACGTTTCCACCAGATGCAATACGCATATGTTCAGATTCGCTACCGTCCCTAAAAATTACATTTGTACCGACAATGTTTAAGTTAGCCCAGGCATTTAATGCTGAATTATGACCCCCAATTACCGCACCATTTGTTAAAGACGTAAGGTATCCGGTTATTACTTTGTCAGTTCCGTTTTTACCAAATACAGCAGTACCAAACCAAGCAGTTTCACCGGGAGTTATATTGTCACCCAATAATAGCGAACCACCGGGGGTAATTCGCATTTTAGCAGAATTATTGGTCGCAAAAGACAATGGATGATTTGTTTCTGTACCAACGGACATAAAGTTGTTTCCGGTGTCTATTCCAACGTTACCAGTAACAGTTCCGCTACCAATAGTAAGAACCGGGTAAGATGTTTTGAAAAGATGTAGGATTGATGCTGGACTAGTCGTTCCAATACCAACGTTTCCGGTGGGTGATAATCTCATCACTTCCCCAGCGGCATTGTTAAACTTTAGCGGGCCTTGTCCACCATTTGCCCAGCTATATGTCATTGTAGTTCCTAAAGCTCCAGACGTGCCGTTTGTAGCAATCTCAAATACAGAATTAGATGTTCTAAAATCCAATACTCTAACAGAAGCTGAACCGTAATCGCCTAAATGAATGTCCCCAGAAACGTTTAATTTAGCACTTGGACTAGTAGTTCCAATTCCAACGTTTCCACTATCGGCAACGGTTACCAAATCGACAATCGTTCCAGCTGTATTTTTAGCGATGCGATATTGCCATCCCGTGCCATCGGTTCCAAATGCAAATCGTGTGCTTACCGGTGAAACGGGATTTTGTGTTGTTATTTGTGCCGTTCCAACCGCTCCGGCTGTCGGGCCAAATATAACGCCACCCGTTGCGCCAACGTGAAGCGAAGCGGCTGGCGATGTTGTTCCAATACCAACGTTGCCCGTGCTGGTGATGCGCATCTTCTGCGTGGCAGCAGTCCAAAAGTCCATATTGCCAGTACCAGTATAGATGTTCAATCCACCATCTCCAGCCCAATCGGTAGTGTTTTGGTTTCCTAACCAGATATAAGCATCTCTTGAACCCGCTATAAATTCTAGTTGGGTGTACTGGTTTGCCGAAGTGCTAGAATTTCTAAATGTGGCCATCAGGTTTGAGCCCTGCACGTGAAATTTCTGAGCAGGACTTGTGGTTCCAATGCCAACGTTACCACCAGATGAAACAAAAAGTTTTGAATTTGCGTGATACTCTGGCGTTGTATCACTGTAACCAATGCTATAGCCACCTCCAGTATATGGAACACCGCTAAACCATTTATTGTTATCTGTTGAATTTCTATACAAAATTCCACGGCCCCTGTAGTCGTATGCACTTACTAGGTCTATAACAACGTCTTGAGACCCGAAGGCATCACCAGAAACTATTTTTAATTGAGTGCCTCCAGTCTGTGTGATTTGTAGTCTTGCATCTGGACTAGTAGTACCAATACCAACATTGCCACTAGTGTCAATAACCATATCCGGAGAAGCTCCGTTTGAGCCAAACTGAAGACTATTCCCAGCGGTAGCAAATACAGTTGCGTAACCAGTGTCCCAAGTTAATCCTCCAAAAGCAGTAGGGTATCCACCCCAGTATGAAACAGCTCCAGAATCTGTCCATAGAGAGTTGGACGAGAATGTTCCATTTACACGAAGTTTCTCAGAAGGGGTAGTGGTTCCAATACCAACGTTTCCGTTCCCACGGATTATCATCAAATTGTTTGAATTGTACCCGGAATTGTACAAACTTCCGAATACCATACTAACCATCGTACCGTCATATTCGGTATAAATTTTTCCGGTAGTATTTGATTCATCGTGCCAAGTTATGCCACCCCTCGATGAACGAATTGTGTCATAAGCAACGCCAAGGCGTAACAAAGCATCAGTTGTGACATTTGATACACCAACTTGAAGCAATGCACCGGGTGTTGTTGTTCCAATTCCTAAATATCCATTTGTATTAAGGAACATTTTAGTACTATTATTAGTGCCAAAATATACCGGTGCATTTGCCCTGTTCCAAACATATCCACTACTTCCAACGTCCTGCCCATACAACATACTCGTTGATCCGAGTGTGTTTCCATTTCCAGAGATTTCAATATAAGCATTTCCACTTGCTTTATATATTGACAATGCAGATACCGGAGATGCCGTACCAATCCCGACATTCGTTCCGTTGTCAAAGATTTGTGAATCGCCAAGCGTGGTAGTTCCAGTAAACTTTGGAAGATAGTTAGTCGTTCCTGTTCCTGTAATAGGATTTGTTAAAGCGTTCTGCTTGTTATTAAACGTAATCCAGTCTGCAGAAGATAGCGCACCTCTGTTTACAGAAGATGCTGTTGGCAGGTTAAATGTATGAGTATCTGTTACAGAGTTGATAGAGAAATCTGTTCCAGTGGTCCCGGTAGCAAAATACTGAACTTGTTTAGTTAGTCCATTAAGTGCATTAAGTCCAGTAGAGAAAGTGGTAATAACCTGACACAAGTGTCCGTTTTCAGTATGTAGAGTTATTGTCCTTCCTGCGGGAATTACATAAACTCTTATGGCTAATCTATCTGTTACAGCAAGTGTAGTCTGTGGAACAGCAAGGGCAGTATAGTATTGAGATACAGTTGTGCCAAAGGCTATAAACTCAGGAAATGCTGAATTACTTGCAATTGGTGTAAAAGTTGTTCCGTCGTACTTACTTAACTCAACATAAAAAGATGGAGATCCACCACTTGAAGATGAGCTAAACCAAAATTCAATGTTCCAGTTTCCTCCTGGAATTTCTAGTAAAGATGGATCATTAGCATCTGTTATGAACTGTGCAATGTACCCATTGGAAGAAATTGTGAAATCAGTACCAGCTCCAATAATAGGTGTCTTGCTAAACTCACGATAAACATTACCTCCAAATGTTCCTTGGTTCACACTGCCATTAAGGTAGTAACTAACACTAGATCCTCCACCGCTAGTAGATGGGAAGTCTCCTAACTGACCATCACCACGAACGTATTGTGCAGCAGTTCCAGCTCCACTAATAGCAATGGTTCCACTAGTTGTAATTGGCGAACCAGTAACTGTAAATGCTGATGGTGCGGTTAAAGCAACGCTAGTTACAGTTCCAGTTGCACCAGCAAGAGAAGTTGCTTTTCTTACAACTCCTTGTGCATCAACGGTGAGTAGGTTTGTTGCGGTAGAACCAAGCGGGTCTGGGTCGTGAATTAAATCCCCACCAATTTTTACATTGTTAAGGAAGTGCTTAAATCCGGATATTACTTGATTGCCAACTGTCCGTACAAACGTGGCTAGACTCTTCTTATTTACCATTTCTTATTCTTGACATTCTCCCTCGATAGTAAAATCGGGATAAAAGATTGGTGAACCGTTATATACATCTTCTTCTACAAATTTATCATCACTAGAAGATTGAGCAATAGTCAGCAACGCTGGCTTACTCTTAATAAAGTTTACAATTCTCTTATCTACATATGAAATCTTACTATCAATTGCGGAGATAATCGTGTCAAGAGATGACTGGTTAGCACGTTCTTCTTCTGTCTTTGTCTTTGATGTGCCGCTACGCAAAATCGTAACAGCAGAACGTACTGAATATAAAGCCAAAGAAAGTTGAACAAGTTTAAATAACTTTTGTTCATCTGCATTTAATGTCTTTGCTACAACCTTTGCGTAGATATGGTCGTACAAAGCAGTTCCAAGCAAATCTTGAATTGAAGTGACTTGCTCTAAAGATATGATAGGGTATAAAGCTCCCTTGTCTAGCCGTTGTGGTAATGGATACGTTGTATAAACGTATTCGTCATTGATGAAAATAGTATCAACCATTTGTAACGTCTTCAGTGTTTGCCCCCTTCAATGATTCCAAATTTACAAGCTCCTCGTCAATCTCCAAGTTGATCTTGTCATAACCGGCAACAGAAAGAATCCGATTGTATGCAGCCAACAATAACTCACGATTAGGCAAGGTCTCTGTAGCACGGAAGATTTGGTAAGCACCTACCAATTCGTTTCCAGTACCACCCAAGCGACCAGCCACCATCACACCAAACAAAGTAGGTGAGGTGATATTATGCGCTGTAAGAATCTTTGCGTCATTAAGACGAGAAAGTACATCAACCGTCTTGTCCAAGTTGCTTACATCTAACGGAGTGAACTCTGGAGCCTCCTCCTTGTTCTTTACCCACGATGCAATTACAGTTTCTCCTTCTGCCCCAGTAAACGAAGCCTTAAACTTGTTGAACTCCTCACGCTTCTGCTCGTTGGTCATATTGCGACCAATGAAAGTAGCCAATACCTTTGGCGTAAATCCATTCTTGGCAGAGTGCTGAATGTGCTTACCAAACTCAAAGTCGGCAGCAATATAGTGGTATGCAGAAATGTAGTTAGGAACACCATAGAACTCGTTTCCAGAGTATGGGTTCTTAACGTATAAAATCTCCTCACGATTCTTCTTGAACTTGTCAAAAGCAGGAATCAAACGAGGCTCGTTATCTTGCATAGACAAGGCGTTTGGCCCAAAGCGTCTGCGGATGATATAGTGCGTTACCTTGCCGTTTACTGGCTCTGCTGCACGAACACCTTTAATGTCCAGAGAACGCATCTCTACAGGCTTCGTATGCTCTAAATTCCACTTAACGTAGATAGCATATGCTCCCTTGTGTTCGTTCTCAAATGCAGAGTGTACAATTTGGTCGTAAAGACCTTGAGACTTGCCAGCGCAATTAGAAATAAATGCCTTGATTTCTGCCTGCTTGGCTGGTGTCTTGATATTTTCAAAGTCGTAGAGGATTCCTTTTCCGGAAACCATCTTTGCTTTCTTGGTAATAATTCCAGAGTGTACTGGTGATTGGCGCAACATCCGATCAAGGATTGTCGGAAAGTCATCGTTGACACCAAACTTAATATACTGGCCTACTTCTGTTTGACCGAGGTTGTATCGACCATTAAGATTTTCAATAGTCTTCTCAAGCGGATTGGTTCCGATTCTATCTGCTGTTGCAGTTCCGCTAATCGAAGTGTAAGCAGTCAAGGATTCTTTAACGTATCCAATTGCCTGCTGAATTAATGATGCCATATTAAAATAATTTACAAATCATTCACAGATACAACGTCTGAATAAACGCCAGTGCCAGTCTCCGTGTAAGCATAACCAATAATGTTAATCAAGTACGAACCACGAAATACGTTGTTATTGTAAAGTTCTAGTGTGTAGTCACCTCCAAGGACTTGCGTAGTTATCAAGTTCAAAGGTAGTACAAAAAAGTCCCTACACCCAACAAGGTGGTATAAGTCTTGAAGAGAATTAAAGTTATACTCCGAGTTGCCGACAGTTGACTTTAATTTAAAGTCGAAATCATCGATTGTAATATCTGCCGTTTTAATAAACGAGATATAGTTTACAACTCCAGCCTTTGCTGTCTTCATAAGCTGTTTAATGTTTGTTGTAATTAAAAAGGGCCGAGGCAAAGCCCCAGCCCCTTATTAATATACAAGTAATCAGTGATTACGGGATGATGTTCGTCCAGTCAGTTCCGGTAGCAGGCTGGTAGGCCAAGTAGTTTTCAGAACCAGTCAAGGTCAACTGATAACGATTCT